AGAAGCGTTACCCTGAATTTTAAGTTTAGACATATTGTATCACCCTAATACCATCCAAGATTGTCCGTCTGGGACTGTAACTGCAAAACCAGCCGCTACTGTTACAGGGCTGACAGATAGTCCGTTAGTATTACTTGTTAGTGTTACGTTTGAAGAAATAAGTATTTGAGACTCTAGAATAGGGCCACCAGCACCGCCTCCAGTAGCTGTCAATGTACCAGCAGAATAGCTTAAGCCAGAGCCAACAGTAACGTTAGCAAAGCCACCAGAGCCATCATTAGCTAGTAATTGTGCTGCTGTGCCTGTCGTTGAAGAACCACCTGCTGGTGTATCCCAAGCAAAGGCAGTACCATTCCATTTAAGGTAAGTATTCGATGTTGTAGGTGCTGTAGCAAATGTTGTTGTACCAGAACCACTCTGATACACAATACGATTAGCACCACCACCAGTGATTGCTGCTGTGGTTCCTGAAGAACCAGTGATATCGATACCCCAAGTACCAGTAGCATTAGTACCTGTAATGGAAGGAGCACCTACTGTATTATAACTGATTGTACGTGCTACAGAACCATCAAATGTTACTGTTGGTGTATCACCACCACTGCTTGAGAATGTTGCTGCATTGGTTGTTGTACCGCCACCACCTGATACAGCAGCCCAACTTAGTACAGAGCCATCCCACTTAAGATAAGTATTAGATACTGTAGGAGCTGCTACGAATGTTGTTGTTCCTGATCCACTTTGATAAGGAATACGATTTGCTGCACCACCAGCTAAGTTAGTTGCTGTGGTAGCTGTCGTTGCTGATGTAGCAGAGGTTGCTGTAGCAGCGTTACCTGTGATGTCAATAGACCATGTACCTGAAGCATCTCCGCCTGTTCTTGTAGGTACATTAAGGTTTGCTCTAGCATTTGCTTCAGTGGTTGCGTTAGTACCACCTTTATTGATAGGTACAGCAGAATCTAATGTAATGTTTGGTGTTGCACCGCCAGAGGATGCTAAAGGAGCTGAAGCTGTAACAGAACTAACACCACCGCCAGTACCGCTAGTGGCTGCTGTGATACGACCTTGAGCATCAACTGTGATGTTAGCGTTGGTGTAAGAACCAGCAGTAACAGCAGTATTTGTAAGACTGATTGAACGATCTGTACTTAGATCACCACCACCTGATAAACCTGTACCAGCGCTAAGACTACGTGTTGTCGGTACAGCACCAATACTTGCTGGTGTGATGGATGCGTTTGAAGCTGCTGTAATCCTTCCCTGTGCGTCAACTGTGAATGTAGCTACTTGCGAAGTACTACCATAACTGGTAGCAGTAACACCTGTGTTGGTCAGGCTAATCGAACGATCAGAACTAAGATCACCTCCTCCCGTCAGACCACTTCCAACTGAGATGGTCCTTGTTGATGGAACAGCGCCAATACCTGAAGCAGTAATGCTTGTATTTGATGCTGATGTCAACCTACCTTGTGCATCTACAGTAAAGGTTGCTACTTGAGAACCTGAACCATAAGAACCAGCTGTGACTGCTGTGTTAGCTAATGCTACAGTACCTGATGTTGTTATCGTACCACCGCTAAGACCTGTACCAGCAGTTATCGATGTAACTGTCCCTGTACCTGTAATGGTAGCATATTCAAGACCTGTACCGCCTGTGTTAACACGAACAACTTGACCTGCTGTGCCTAAAGCAGTTAATCCAGTACCACCGTTAGCGACAGGCAATGCAGAGCCTGAATAGCTAACAGCTAATGTACCAGAGGAAGTAATAGGAGTACCACTAACACTTAAGAAACCAGGGACAGTCATCGCTACAGAGGATACAGTACCCCCTACAGCTTGCCATTTAAGACCTGATGTTTCAGTAGAGTCAGCAGCTAGTACGTAACCATCCGTACCTTTTGGTAAGCGAACATTGTCACTACCATTGTGAACAATGATATCGCCTTTAGTTGTTGTCGGAGATAAAGCATCAAATGCTTCAGTCTTTGTTGTTTGACCAGTACCACCATTAGCGATAGCTACTGTACCGCTTACGTTAGTTGCTGTTGTTGCTGATGTCGCAGTAGCAGCATTACCTGTAATAGCAATGTTCCATGTACCGCTAGCGCCTGTGCCAGTAGTAGATGGAACACCTAAATTAGTTCTTGCTGTTGCTGCATCAGAAGCACCAGTACCACCGTCTGCTACAGCAAGATCGGTAATACCAGCAATAGAGCCGCCAGTAATCGCTACAGCATTAGCTTCTTGATTCCCTAGAGAACCAACAACCTTTTGTACCGTTGATCCATCACCAACATAGAGTTTCTTGTCCGTTGTGTTAACGGCTAATTGTCTATTCTCTAGTGAGGTAGGTACTGACCCTGCTGTAGAAGATCCTTTGATCTTAACCGCCATGTCTAGTCCTCTTTAGCGTTTTTAGCGACCTTCTTAGATTCTACTTTTTTCTCTTCTTCTTTTACTTCTTCGTAGTCAGGATGGATACGCATTTGTTCAATGTCGTATTCATACTCAACATTCATTAAGTTATTAGACCACTTACAACGAAAAGTAACCATGATGTGACCTTATGAAAAGAGGACCACCGAAGTAGTCCCCTTTATTGTAGCTTTTAGCCTGGAATGATCAAGGCAACAGCAGCATCGTTACGAAGCTCTGCAACACCGTAGAGGGTGTCAGCAGTGTACAACGTAGCAAGGTACTCTTGCTTGTACTGAGCTTGCGAACGAACAGCCATTTGCTCTGCAAGAACCATGGAGTCCTTGTGGAACATCAAGCAAGCACGAGGAGCCGTACCAGACGAGCTATAAGCAGTGTCAGCGTTGCTAGAAACAAACACTTTAACACCGTACACATCACCAATCTGACCATTACGGATGGTGTTGTTGTTGCCCTGCTCACCAACGAAAGCCTGCTCAGTAAAGCGAGCAAGACCCATGAGGGTGTTACGTGCAACAGGAGGAATCACCAAGTAACGGCTATCTTGAGGAACGTTAGCATCATCAAGACGCTGGATCGAACGACGAATTGCTGCGTCAGTCAATGCAGTTGCGTTACCAGCACCAGCACCGCCTACGAAGGCTGTAGTGCCATCACCGCCGATGAAGGCAGTAGACGTACCGGACACACTGTAGTCGCCAGTAGCGCCAGCAGCGTGAGTACCTTGGAAGAGACGACCGATCTGGATAAGATCGCTGTCAACCTGGGTAGCAAGAGCGTAACCAGCATCTTCCGTGTAGAAACGACGAAGCGAAGCAAGCGCCTGAACTTCAACGATGTCCTCGATGAGGCGTGAGTATTCGTAGTGCTTGTTGATGCTGACCTGTACTTCTGACTCAACGTTAGCCTGAATCGTAACAGCAGTGTTAGCTGCTTTAGCGAAGGCTGCGCCACGGGTGGGGCTAGGAATATGAAGCGTATCGCCTTTCTTACCACGCATCGTCATCTTGTTGACGAGGTTCGCCATAACAAGATTCTTTTTGTAGGAAGCGATGATTTCGTCTGACCAAATTTCTGGGATAAATTTATCCGCATTGGTCTTGTTAACAATGGAGGAACTACCTCCAGGATAAGCTGCTGATGCCATTTTAAGTCCTTTAAGTTAAGTTATCGGACCCTACCTTCGTTATATGCTGAGATGATGTCATCTTGTAAGGACATATAACGCTCAGGGTCAGTCATTTGGAGCCGAATAAGATCTGCTCGACGATAAATCTTCTTGCTCGTTTCACCAGTAGCACCATCAACCGCTACCGTAGCTGCTTTCAAGGTTTGATCTCTTTGGCTCTGTAACTGCTGTGCTGCTTGCTGAACAGTTTCCTGTTTAGCTTTCTTCAATGCTTTGAAGTTAGACAGTAGTTCATGAGCTGAGTCATAATCAAATTGTTTGTCCGCTGCTAGGTACAATCTTTGACGTACAGGTGACTCATTCACCCAGGTAGCAAATTCAGGATCAGTAATGACCTGTGTATAATCTGGATGCGATTGAGCTAGCCTGTTTGCAGTTTGCATCCTTGCCATCTGTGCCGCAGCCTGTTGAGCTTGGACAACTGCTGGATGGGACTCAACTGCTTTATTAACTGCCTTAACAGGATCGGCAAAAAAGTCAGTATCATCTTCGATAGCTTTAGCAGGTTGATCCTGCGGTGTGATTTGCCTTTTGATGAGTTCATCAGCTAACTTACGAACTTCTCCAACTTCTTGTGCTTGACGACCAATTAGCTTTTCAGCTTCCTGGTGCATCCTTATGATGTCATCTAACGATTTACCCTTATACTTCTCAGGGATCGTAGGTTCTTCCTGAGTTGGT